ACCCATCTCTTCTAGTTCCAAAACTACATGCTCACTATCTTTGAATAGAACCATATAGTCTACAGGAAGCATATCATTATACAGTGAGATAGATGCATTGATAGCATCTACGTCAGTGCTGTTGTTCCAACCATAGACACGGAAATAAACTAGTGGCTTACCAGCGAGTGCAGCATATCTACCGATAAATGTCTGCAAGTCATAAAGTTGATACTCTGTATTATCCATTTGTTCGTAATTTCCAAGCGATAGTGACTCTCAAAGATTTAAATGCTCTAGTGAGTGGTGCTGCACAATGACGAATCAAACCAGGAAATAATACTGCCTTGTTTCCATGTGGATAAACACCATGTACTTCACCAGAGTTCAGGTAAAAGTTTGTCGCTCCTCCCCAATTTAAATCCCATACAGGATTTACATAAAAAAGTAGAGTGCGTCCACTGTCATCATGTGCATCAACATGAATAGATCCATCTTGTCCAAATGTATGACCATTAGCATACACATGATATAACTCGAAAGATTTATTCAGCTTCTGCTGTATCTTATTTAGAAGATGATCTGTAAAGAATGTGTCTTCAACAAAGTCTATCTTCCAAAATGGTGTAGTAGTGTGAAAATCTGGATGTTCTCTGCCCAAAGAAGTATGTCCATACTTCCATTGCGACCCATACCCAGTCTTCTCTTTGATGATACGATAGTCATCTTCATCAAAGAAATCATGATACTGAATGATGTCTGTCTGTTTATAGTTCTGCATATTCTCTAATCAAATTGATTCTCACAGATTCTAATTTCTCTAGTTGTGAGTGTGTGATATCATTCGCAACATCATTGATAGCGTGTTTCATATCAATAATAAGTTCACGCATACGACTATCTCTAATCAGACTCTCCGCCCACCCAACAATAACCTTACGATCACCAGAAATCACTGGATTAACTTTATGCCATAGACCAGTATTATACATCACTAGTGTGCCCGCTTTCTCTTTGAAAGTAATTTCTTTTGGACCCATCTTGATAGTAAGTTCACCACCTTCATACTCACTAGGATCATTTAGAAAACAAGTGAAGCTGTAGTGAGGAGCAATCCCAGCAATGGGAAATGCATCTAGATGATAATCATAATGATGACCCTGCTTGTACCACAAAAAATATGGTTGTCCAACTCTCTTAATTAGATAGTCTTCCGTCTGTGGACGTAACTTATCATAAAAATAGTTGCACTTATCATCATGATCTGGATGATCATAATTCATTGCAAGATTCTTCTTTACTTCAGATCTTGGATTACTATCAGAACCACAGTGGAACATGTCATCGCTCCACTGTTGTGTCAAATATCTAATAGATCCGCCATCAAGTACATTATCAATTAACCAAATCATTAATATCCTCTTCAGTATAAATTTGCGTGTAATCAATACCCGCTTCAACAAAGTCTTCAAGTCTCAATAGTTTCATCATCTCTTTAACTTCACTAGTAACTACTTTCTTACTATTGATATAGTTCTGTCTCATTGTAGAGATGTTTGTAAGTTTAGATTCAATCAAGTCTCTAGAAGAATCAGTATCTCTAGCAACCCATTGATCATCTGTTGAAAGATATTCAACTGCATTGCCATCATTGTCAAGACCATCAGGATACATTTCTCTATAGAACTTTGGATCGATAGGGAACTTGAATGTCTTGATTGCTCTAAAGAAATCAAGTGGTGTTGGATAATCTGTTGGCTCACCAAACTTTAGATTTCTAATCTCTTGTCTGTATCTAATCCACAGTGCTCTTTCACCATCATATTTCTCCTCAACATCAGGATTCATACGCCAGTCTGTAGCAGCAAGAATCGCATTCTTTTCTTGCATTCTCTTCAACCAAGTATTTTCAAAGAATAGATATTCTTCGTCAATCTTGGAAAGACGTGTCTCCACGTCATAGAGTCTTGCTGTATTTTGAGCAGTAATAAAATTCCTTACTTTCTTCTCTAGTTCAATAACCTGCTCTTCAGTATAACCAGTGAAAGTATAGGTGCTGTATACTTGTTGTTGTTGGGCAAAGTCAAACTTCTTCTTCTTTCTTTGACAATATAGATAATTGTCACTGTAGAAGAATAAAGCCTGCAACTGATCATTCTCTGTGTGCCAGAACTCACCAAGTGCTTCCTCTTTGAAGCGATCTAACATCTCACCAGAGATAGAGAAAGTAGGAACATATTCTCTACCATCTGGCAACAACACTCTGGCACTAGTGTTGTTAATAATTTTGTTTTGAAAGTCAACTTCTAACGTTGCACTTCTAGCGAGTTTTGTTGTCATTAATTTGACCCAGCTTTAATGTACCATCCTGTCACTATATATTTAGTTTGCTCACCCATAACAAGATTCCCCTTGTGAACATGAGTCATGCCAGCAGGGAAAATAACTACAGTTCCTTTTTGCGGTTTGATTCTACGCTTTTGATACAAAAACTCCGTCTCACCACCATCATCAATGTCGTTAAGATAAATCATCCACGTAAGTTCTCTCTGTGCATACCCAGCAGATGCGTTTTCATAATGCCATAGATGATAACCACCGCCAGGTTCAGTCTTCTGGAACTTAATATCTATTGATGTCATTGGCACGTTCTTCAGCTGCGAGAACTTACTAACATAATGTTGAGCACATGATTTGAGGAACTGATTGATCTGGGTAGACCACTTCTCACTACCATAGTTAACTAAAAAAGCAGTATCATCTCTTTTAATATTACCACCATACATTTCAGATCCTTCCATGATATCAACAACATCACTGGTAATAGTATGTCCTGATACCTCATTAATAAATGATTCGCCATACGCTACAAGTTGATCACAAAATGCATCTGGCACAAACTTCTCCCAGACACCAATGAAGTCATCAAATGACGATTTAGTCATTTTTTCATTCATCATCAATTCAAGTGGCCTATAAGGCGCAAGTTCATTCTTTGCCATGAAAAATTAATATGCTTTAATTATATATTTAACCTTATGGAATTCGGGTAGAAGTTCTACCTTTCTGTTGGGGGAGAACGCAACATTTGGAATTGGTTTCTTGATCGATGTATTAAGAGTAAATGTTCCTACATTCAACTCCATACCAACATCACTTTGATTGAAAGTTACATTCACAGTTGTTGCTGCAGAACCTAATCCTTCTCTAGCACTACCCCATCCACTAACATTACCATAAGTATAGTCAGTAGTCAAGTCAGTAACTGGTTGTAGTGTAATCAAGTGCGAATGAGACTCCGTGACACCAGTGTCGCCATCAAGAAGTGGTGGTGTGTATGCGTCTACTCTAACAGTTTTTGGGTTGGTATCAATCACAGCAGTAACGTGTCTACTACCAGACCCCCCATCAACACCGTATTCTTCAGAAGGACCACCACCAACTGTGAAAAGGTAACTATCAGATAGCACACTATATGGTGATGGCCACCAAGTTTCAGCAACTAGTGTTTGTGATGTTCTCATGTTAGCATCACCACCTACGTTTGCAAGACCAGGACCACCATTCAAACTGGTATTATATGCTTTAGTGTTAATATCACTAATCAACTGTGTAACAATCGTATTGAGATCATCAACGCCATCAATTTCATCCCATTCATTCTGGAAGTTTGATGCATAATTTTGCAGTGCTCCTAACCATAAGTCAACAATAGTTTGTGTGTCAGACTTTGCAACTCCATCTGGAAAGTCATTAAGACCATTAAGTCTAGCCGCATTAAGTCCGACACTACCATCACTGTCTAATCTAGCAGAACCAGGCAATGATGCCATGCCTCTGTCACGCCACTCAATTAATGGATCTCCACTAACACCATCAACCAATCCAGTAACGTACAGGTGAGTATGTGGAGGAACTGATACCAATGTGTCAAGCAGTGGACCGATCAATGCTGTTACACTACCAGCAATGGTGAAATCAATTTCAGCTGTAATATCACCATCAAATACAGTCTTAACTGTACCCAATGAGAAGAAATTACTAGTTGTTCCTGTAGTACCACCAGCATCACCTATAATCTGTTCATAAGGATTATCACCAGAAACGTCCACATCATCAACATACCACCAGCCACCAGTTTCTCCAGGATCGTAAATACTTCCACCACCTTCAAGTGGTGGGAAAGCAGACGATGCTCTGTTACCATCAACAACACCAGTTCCAACCAGTTTTCTATTTCTTAAGTCAGGAACTCTAAACTGTCCTGTATATGTTTTATTTTGAGCGTCATATGTTACACCAGTTCCACCATATGTTTCTTCAATGACTTCATACAAATCAGGATAATCTGCGGCGTCATAAAGTTCACCATCACACTCCAAGTAACCTGGGAATCTAGATGTAAGGCTACCGTCTAGTGTGCCATATGATCCATCTGGTCTCTTCAGAACAGGGACAACTGTACCAATAGAATGTCCATCTTCTTTGTTCTCAATGATATCACCATTGCTATCTACCAGTGCATTCTTCTTACTATACCACGCACCTTTTAGATCTGGTGGCGGTGGAGCAACAGCATAGTTACTTACTGTCCAAATAAATTGGTTTGGGGTTCCCGTACCCACCGTAACAGTTGTAGTTACTTGACCAGATAGATTAGGATCAGTGTCAATAAAGACACGGAATGAATCATTTACTTCTGGATCAAATGTCACTGTAGATGATGTAGGAGTAGCAAAATCAACAGAGATTAGGGCACCATTTGTGGCAGAGATTGTAATTGGTCTATTGATTCCACTAACAGATACAATAGAGCTTACAACTTGAGTGCTTGGTACTTGATTTGTAAGGTTTGCTGGTGCTATCCAATCAGCATCAGTATCTGGTCCAAGGTTAGTAACAATTAACCACGGAGCAATAGTTCTACCACCAACTCTGATGGTAGTAGATACAGAACCACCAAATGTAGCAGATGACCTGTTATACAGAACAATCTTATCACCATTGTTTACTTTAGTTGGAAATACACCAATAGAACTCTCACCACCCTCTGCATATTGAATTTTAATTCTAGGTTCTGTTCCATCAGTTGATACAAGAGTGACATCAACTTCAGTACCATTTCCCAATCCAGCAATACCACCAGGCAATGGTGCTGGTTCAGATCCAATCAAAGCATCTTCTAATACATCATTCTTATCTTGGAATGAGAAATTATCTGGCGTTGTAGAGGGGAAATTTCCTGTAGTAATAGACCAATTAGATCCCGCTGGCTCATCACCAATACCAAGTGATGTAGAAGACTGTGCTCCAGCAGTATTTTCGGAAAGTAATCGAAGTTGTAGATACTGACCG